ATGGGTTCTGGTAAGTCCTACTTTTTGGCGTTCGTCGCGTGGCTTGCAGCTAAGCAGGGTCGACAGATTTTCGCCAACTACGAATTGACGGGCTCGCGTCCGTGGTCCCAGTACATGGATTACGTGAACTTCGTCGGGCGCGTGGACGTGTTGGACAAGAACGGGAAGTATCGCGGGTGGGTTCCGGCGAAGCCTCCGAAGGAGATGGCGGAGTGGACGAGCCCTGTCGTGTATGAGTCGTGGATAGAAGAAGTGATACAGGTGCCGAACGGCTCGTTGGTGCTGGTCGACGAAGTTCACCTTTGGTGGTCGTCGCAGCAGTGGCGAGTTCCGAAGAACGTAGAGGCGTGGATAACGCAACTGCGAAAGCGTCGTATCACGGTCTTCTGGGCCTCGCAAGATGTGCGGTCCGTATCGCGTCGGCTTCGCGGTTTGACCTTCGCAATTTGGGAGGCGAACCGATACAAGCAGGGTCACCTGTACACGCTCTACGAGCCCATTCAAGCGGGGCGAGAGACAACGCAGAAGCGCCCACACATTGCGCGCGTGACAATGATGCGCAAGAAGCAGGTGATGGCGTTCTACGACACCTACGGGGTCGTTGGTTCGTCCGAAGAATGGGGCGGTGACGAGCCGGTGCCAACGCCGACGGACCGTAGGGACGGACGCGGGGCACCGGTTCCCCTCCGACTCGTGAACGGTGGCGTATGAGTGACATCGAGTTCGACGGAGATTTCGAGGAAGCATCCGATGAGTGGGATTTTGTCGAGGACGACGGAGCGTTCGACGAGGCAGAGGACGACACGCAATTCGAGTGGTAAATAAGAACTCCCGGGACCGCGTCGGCCTGCGGTCCCGGGAGCCAGATAACCGAAAGGGTTATGAGAGTGACTATAACGGCAGACACCCCGACCAAGGCGTCGAGCTTCTCGGGGGCCCCGCTTGCGGGGGCTCTTCGCCCTGGTGGGGTGGCGGAGGACTTCGAACGTCCGTTGGTACGCAACCGGTCGGGCTGGGACCCGTTCCGTCGTCCGTCCAGGTCCTTTAGCCTGCGAGTATCGGGGTCAGTCCTCGAAGTGTCCAGCAAACTGCACTCGGAATCAAAGACGGGGAATCGAGTGTCTAAGCGCAGCGAGATCACTGGTTTTTCGTCGGCATCGCGTCGACGTCTGTTCAAACTGTGCGCAGCTATTCCGTGGGACTTGTTCGGCCGGTCTTCATTTGTCACGCTGACCTATCCGCGTAACTTCACGCTCGATGGTGAGCGCGTGAAGCGCGACCTCGATAATTTTCGGCGTGCGGTGGACCACAGCAGGTTCGGGACTCCGCGGGGCGTGTGGAAGATGGAGTTCCAGCGTCGCGGTGCTCCGCACTTCCACATCACGCTCGCGGGCATCGAGGATACCAACGAGTTCCGCGCGTGGGTGTCTGCGACGTGGTACCGCATCGTTGGTAGTGGCGACCTTAGACACTTGACGGCGGGCACCCAGGTGCAGCGACTGCGTGACAACCCGGCTGCGTACTTCGCGGGCTACGTCGGCTTCACGAAGGGCTCGAAGGAGTACCAGCATCACGCGCCCGAGGGCTACGAGAAACTCGGACGCTACTGGGGCGCGTGGGGTCTTGGCCCCGAATGGTTGTCTATCGAACTGGACCCGGAGCAGTTCGTTGCGGTCCGTAGGATCGCGTCGAGCTGGTGTCGGTCGCATGGAATCTACGACCCGCGCGGTTCGAGGCTTCAAGGTTTTTGGATTCACACGCGCCGACCGATGACCGAAGGGAAGAAGGCTGTCCCTCTGTCTGCGCTCGAACTCGTGAACCGGCTCGGCGAAGCCGTCCCGGGCTTCCCTCTGTTGACCTGACCTAGAACACCACTCCACCCAAGAGAACGCCCGTATGGGCGTTCTAGCGCGTCCTTTTACGCCCAGAACCCAGCCGGGGGGGCTGGAAGCAGCCAAGCGAGCCACCGGCTCGCTACAATGCGCTTTAGCCCTCACGGGCGGGAACTCTCGCATCAACTGCCCGGCTCATAACCGGGAGTCGCGTACTCCCCTCCGTGGGGGCTTCCCCGTCGAAACCCGCGCAGGGACAGGGGCTTGTCTCCTGTCGCATATCTCGGCAAGAGTGTAAAAAGTCTGCTACTTTTTGCCCATCCTCCAAACAGGGGGCGAACGAAAGGACCGAAATGGTCGAAGCATTGAAAAAGGGGCATTACCTCGTCGGCACGTACGAGGGTATTAAAGCGGATGAGGCTGGCTACAAGCGCATCCACATCCACGCATCGGAGAACGCCGAAGCGAAGTCGTTGGAGCTCGCGTTCAAGCCGTACTCCGAATTCGATGGACAACCGACGGTCGATGACGACGTCGCCGAAGGTGATCTGGTCATTGTCCGGGTCTACAACGAAGTCCAGTTGTACGAAGTCGGAAAGCGCTCCGGGAATCCGACGGGAGAAACTGCGGGCTTTATCAAGCGGAGCGCGTTGCGTGTCACTCGCCTCGACGCCTAGCTGTGTGGTGGCACATCGGGAGGATAGTCCTTATTGTTGTTGGGGCTATTGCGCTGCTCGGGTTCGCGTTCCTGCTCGGTCGGAAATGGCGGAAGGGCTTCGAGGGTGCGAAGGCACTTCGTCAGACCCTCGAAGCCGACCTGAAATCGGAGAGCGAAGCGAACGCCGACCTGCGGGCGCAGCTGTCGAATGTGGCGGTGGCGAGTGGTAACACGACACATCTTCACATTGGCGCTGGGGTGCAGTTACCCGAACTGCACGACGCAGGACGGCAACCAAATGGCGTTGCTCTCGGGTCTGTTCCTTGCGCTCTTTGTGGCGGGGCTCATCGCGGGTTTGATTGCGGGGAAGGGTCGATAGATGTACGCGGTCATCGATTCACTCTCGGCGAACTTCTTGGCGGGTTGGACCTCCGAGGCGCTGCCGGACCTCGCGCTACTGACACTGGGATTGTTCGCCACGATGCTAGGAGCGGGTCTTCTAGTTCGGTTGGCGAAGTACCTAGTGGCGAAGTTGTAGACGCGCAGGTTGTGGAAGAAAGTGACGCCACAAAGTGATCGTCAGTTACTTCCCTACCGACTTCGTAATAGACGGGGCCTTGACCATCTTTCTCGGGTTCATTCTCGGTTGGGTGTTCTCGGTCGTGTCGTCAGTCTTTTTGGAAGGGGGTGATTAAAATGAAGAACGCATTCAAGGCTGTCGGCGCCTTCTTCGGCTCAACAGCCGGAAAGGTGTCCGGTGCCATCGCGGGCGCTGCTGCTGTATTGGCTGCTCCTTCGCTGGCTGGTGCCGACGCGGTGACCTCCGGGTTCACCTCGACGGGCACGACCCTGACGGGCTACCTCGGCGACGCCGTGGTCCTCGTCCTCTCGGTTCTGGGCCTCGGCTTGGGAATCCGCATGCTCATCAAGTGGGCGCGACGCGCAGTCGCATCCACCTGATAGTCCCTCGGCGGTCTGGTGTCCAAGTCCTGGAACTTGGCACCGGGCCGTCGTTGAGTTTCTACCGAAAGGCTTCTCGTATGTCACTGATTTTCTCAACATTCATTCTGTTCACCGCCGAAGCGTGTTTCGCGTGGTTGTTTGTGCTTGGCCTTGCGTGGGCGCTTCGCGCAATTGCGGAGCGTCGTCACGGTGTGTTCTTTCCGAAGGTGAGGCACGTCGACCTCGTTCGCTTCATGTGGTTTCAAGTGTGGTTGCTCGTGGTTTGGTCGGTCTGCTTTAAGGCAGCGCTCTACACGTCGCTCCTTCCGTGGTACTCGCACGATCTGATGGCGAAGGGTCAGTCGCTTGGCATTGCAATCCCGTCCGAAGTGCTCGCGCTGCTCCTCGCTCTCGTTGGTGTGGTTTCGTGGATGCGTTCTCGGTCTTCTGCGGGGAACCTCGCGAAGCGTGGTGCCCGAGAAGAAATCCAGAGCGGGCAGCGCATCGATGACCTAGTTGAGTGGTACCGGACGTTCGGACCGATTGCGTTCGACGAGTTCGACCGCCGTAGGGGTGTCGAATGAGGGCGCGGGTGCAACGCTGGTTAACGTACCTCGCAGCCATCGCGTTCATGGGTGCGGGTTTGGCGCTGTACTCGGCAGCGGAAGCGGGAGCGTCAATCATCCCGGGCTCGTGCACGGTGGCGGTGTCCTCACCGCTACCGGGTCCCGGGTTGGCAACCTCGCTGACGACGTCGCTCGCATGCTCCGGCATGCCCGCGACCGACCCTGCGTTCATTTCGTCGGGTGGTGGGTTGGTCGGCTTTCAGCAGTCTGGGGAGTCGTACTCGTTCGGCATCTTTGAGACGAGTGGTGCGTGTCCGAACTCGCACTCGCTTTCGACTGGGTCGTACACGTACACGTCCGCTTCGTTCACGATGACGGGCGTTCCTGACGCATCGACGAGCTTCTATTCCAAGACCGTAGGGGGCGTCTGCATCGGAATCACGAGCTTGGACGACCGTGGGGCGGGAACGTTTTTAGGGGCAGCGAACCAGGTGTATGACTTCGTCCAGCCGCTCGCGTATCTGACGTTCTCTGTCGGCTCGGGAGCGTTCGGATGCTCGTTTGGCTCGCTTGCGGGCTACGTGTCCGGGACCGTGTCCGACGGTCGCACGTCTTACCCGTTCACACTGTATTCGTCGACAGCAGCAGACCAGTACGTGTTCATCGACACGGCGGAGCCGACGACGACTGCTCGGGCGATTGACGGACACACTTTCTACCAAGAACAAATACTGAATCAGATAGCGCGTCCATCGGGGGCGCAACCGTTCACCGTTACACCGCCGAGCGGTGATCCGGTGGACTTCCAGATGTGGTGTGACGTGGGAGGGACGTGGACGAACTGGGGCAACGCAGGCTCGGCGACGGTCTATTCCGGGACCACGGTTGCGGGTTGCACGTTTCAGGAGGCGACTGGCTACGTCGGTGACGCGTCGGATGGCTCGACTATCTATTCGTTCGTTCTGACGTTCCTCGGCGGAGCGTCGAAGATTGTGGCGCTCGACACATCGCAACCGGCGAGTGGGTCGACTGAAAGCCTCGCGGGTCATACGTTCTACGTCGACCAAGTACTTACGGTTGACAACGCCCCGATAGCCCCGGACGCCATCGGAGTGACGCCAACGACGGGTGACATAGTCAACCCGACGTTCTGGTGCGACTCGGGCGGAACGTGGACCAACTGGGGCGCGTCTTCATCATTCACCGGAGTGACACCGCCACCGGGTGGCGTCATCAGTGCATCGCCTGATCAGTGTTCGGACGGTGGGGCGTTTTGCTTTCTTACGTGCTTCTCGACGACCGGCATGAGCCTGTACAACCCGGTGTCGTGGGTGACGGGCATAGCGAAGTTCACTATCTGCGGTGTGCGGTGGGTGCTCCAGCCGTCGTCGTCGAAGGTGACGGCACTCACCAATCAGTTCGGGCTCGGCTCGAACGCTCCGGCGATTGGCTCGAACTCCGCAAGTCAATGGTTGGGCTCCGGCGCCTACCTGCTGGCAGCTGGTCCCTACACGTCGATGGTGTCGATTCAGAGTGCGGAGCAGGCGGGAGGTTGTTCGCTGCTCGACGGCTCCGGGTATGCGATTGGAACTCATCACTTTAGCGTGTGCACTGCGCTCGCGTCGGTGTCGTCGACGTCGTCGGCGAACACCGCGTGGTCGGTCATCAAGCCTGTAGTGGCAGCGGGCTTCCTCGTCATGTTCTTTCTCGCCCTTATTGCGATGTTGCGAAAGTTGCTCGGCTCGAACACATGATTACGAACTTGCTCCTAGACCTTGTCATGGGCGTGGTGTCGTTTTTTGACTCGTTCCTCCCGCACGTCACGATGCCGTCGTGGTTGGCGGGTGCCACGGTCCTCCCGTCCGGCGTGGCAACCACGATCGGCGGGATGATGGCGGCAGTCGCACCGTTCATTCCGGTCGACGTAGTTCTCACTGTCCTGACGTCGGTGATGCTGCTGTGGCCTGTCATCTTCGCCTACGTGGTGTTCAACTGGGTCTATCGGCACGTGCCGACTGTCGCTGGTTTCGGGCTTGGTGCTGGGTGA